ATGTCAAGCATAATTCGGCAGATTTTCAACATTTTCCCGCGTTTTTCCACAAAAAAAGCCGCACGGCGTCGCTGCCGTGCGGTTTTCTCATTCTTTCCCGAGCAGGTGGTTGATGGTGGTGCCGAGAGCGGTCGCCAGATAGTCCAGCTCGTAGTCAGCGACGACTCTGCTGCCGTTTTCAATCCGGCTGATGACCTTCTGCGTGACGTCCAGCCCGATGATCTGGAGCTTGTAGGCGAGCTGTTCCTGTGACAGGTTTGCCCGCAGCCGCTCCTCCTTGACTCTCTCCCCGGAGATGTTGCACCTGCCGTCTGGTTTGTATATCTTCGCAGCCCTCGCCTCCCTTTACGCTAAAGATGACTATGCAATATTGACTTTACCAGTTTTGGCATGGTAATATTATGCCAAAGATGACTAAACACTAATAAATACAAAGTCATCAGGAGGAGGTACTGCATGGGGCTGTTTAGCTTTCTGAAGAAAAAGGAGCCAGAGCCGGCTCCTGCGATCACGGCCACGATCCACGCTCAGACCGTAGAAGTGAAGCAACGGACGCGCGGCGAGCTCCCGCTTGCCGAGATCGGCGGCTATGTGAGCCCGTCCGGCGGTTTTGTAAACTATGGGCGTTTTTGCGTTACTGGTATGAACTCCAGCACGGGGAGAAAAAACACGAAACGATATGAGGCACAGACCGAGGCTGACGCCAGAGCTGCGGCTGCGGATGATGGCCTCGTTGAGCCCATGACTGTGCAGGTGGAGCCGCAGATCCCGCCGACCGATCGGCAAATGGACTACGCGCTCGAACTCGAGGCCATGCTCCCCGACGGCGTATGCAAGGAGGACGTCAGCGCGATCATCAGTAGGATCACCGACGAGGACGAGGCTGCACCAGATCCCGGCCTTTCGTTGTATGCGCACGCCTGCGGGGTGAAGTTTTCGCGCTTTGTCGGTGAAAAGGCTCTGCTTTCGTATATGGTCAGCCAGATGCACGGAGCCGCTCGGGGCGAGTTGTATGCTTATGCCGTTTACCGGCAGGAGAGCGGTGGAAGGTTCAGCGATCCGCGTAGTCTTTCGGTGTATGAGTTTCTGCGCAGTTGCGGGGCTGAGATTGCTGAAGATCCTGCCCTGCTGAAGTCTCTGGAGGATCGTGATGTCTATGACTTCGCAGGCCCGAACAGAGGCACGAAGGTTTACAAAATGGCCGCCGCCATATTGAAGCAGTGTGGGGCCCTATAAAACAGGAAAAGCCCGCCCGGGATCTCCGGGCGGGTTTTTTTGTGCTGTGAAGTTGCGGATCAGCGTGCGAGTGCTGCGTTGACGGCCTGCTGGATGGCGTTGTAGTCGTAGCCGGCGGCCTCGAGGCGCTTCTTGCGGTCTGCGCCGTTGCCCCACTTGCCGGCGATGACCTCCTTGGCGATCTCGGCGTTGGTTTTCTTGGGGGCTGCGGTTCCCGGGATCTTGATCTTCTGGCCGACTCTGATGATGTTCGGGTTGGTGATCCCGTTGTATGCTGCGAGCTTCTGGTAGGTCGTCCCGTACTTGGCCGCGATCTTGCTCAGGGTGTCGCCGGCGACGACCGTGTAGGTCACTTCGCTGGTGGTACCGCTGCTCGGCGTCTGGCTGCCCGTGTTGGTGTTCCCGGGCTCTGCGTCGTAGGCTGGGCGGCCATAGCCGACGATGTAGCTGTCGCTCAGGTAGTAGGAGCGGCGGGCCACTTGGTCGGAGGTGTTGCCCTCGATGGTGTAGACCTTGCTGCCGTCCACCTTCTCGACGAGGCCAGTGTGGCTGACGTTGCTCTTGGAGTGCGCGGTGCTGAAAAAGATCTGGTCGCCGGGCTTGGGATCCTTGTCGTGATAGCGGCTCTGCTTCTCGTAGTACATGAGGGAGTAGGTGCAGCCGGCGCCCGCGGATCTCTCGGGCTGGCAGAGCAGGCGCAGCGCGTCCGCATATCCGAAGGCGGTCAGCATACACCAGTCGACGAACATATCGCACCATGCGAAGCCGTTTTTCTTGCCGTTGTACCACTTCGGGTACTTCTCGTCGAAGTCTCTGGCGTACTTGGTATAGTTGGCGCTGCCCGCGTTGGCGGTCGGGTTGTCGAGCTGGCTGTTGCTCTTTTTCTCGTGGTAGCCGATCTCTGCCGCAGCGATGGCAAGAACGGCCGATGCGTAGCATTTGCTCATAGTTTTACCTCCTTAGCTGTAAAAAGAAAAAGGGCTGGCCGGAGCCCGCCCCTCTCCGTCATTCGATAGTCAGGCCCTCAGTGTTGAGCTGCTTGACTGCTGCCTCGATCGCGTTGCTGACGCTTTCCTCGTCGACCTTGAAGCCCTTCTGCTTCAGGAAGTCGATGACGTACTGCTTCTTCTCCTCGCCGCGGCCGGCGCCCTTGTAGAGCTGCTCAGCAGCAGCGACGCCGATCTTTACCCACGCGGTCAGCTCCTTGCGCTGTGCCTCGGTGGTCTGGCTCTTGAGCCACGGGATCAGAAAAACGCTCACGCCGGCGCCGATCAGGGCGATGGCTGCGTTGACGATGGGGGTGATGTCGATGGTGTTCATCCTTGTGCCTCCTCATTGTTGAGAGTGTCCCCGGACGGATCCGGGAGCGGGTTGCCGTCGGCGTCGAGCCTGTGGCGGTTTCGGCTGATTTTCTCGCCGAGGCTCTTGCCGGCGTATGTGATTAGATAGCCGACGCAGGCGGTGAAGATCGTGCCGGTCACTTCACTGACCGGGTCGCGCCCGAAGGCTGAGAGCAGGTAGGACGTGGCCGCGCTGAGGCTTGCCACGATGGCCGCCCAGTATGCGAGCTTCTTGCTCGCCTCGATCTTCTTTTTCCGCTTGCGCCGGCGCTTCTTTGCGGCCATGCTGCTCCACCTCCTCAGTCGATGATCGCGTGGATCCCCTGACTGGTGAGGAAGTCCTTCTGCGCGTGCTTGATTTTGGCAGCGTAGTCGAGGGCCGCGTGCATATCCCCGTTACAATGCGCGTCGGGGATGCGCTGCACGGCCCGGGCCGTCGCCTCGCCGAGTGCGATGGCTGCCGACGTGCCCTGAATGGTGATGATCTGGAGATCTTCACGGGCACGCTCTCGGGCCGCTGCCTCTTTCTGTCGTTTGGCCTCCTCGGCCTCCTTTTGCTTCTCGCGCTTCTGGATCCTGTGCTCGAGCATCCAGAAGCAGAAGCCGGTCACGGCCGTCGGGATCCCTATAAGGACGACGAGCGCGCCGATGTTGATTTCGATCATTGTGTCACCTCATAAAAGCCGGAGGGCCGCAAGACGCGGCCCTCCTTGTTGTTGGGCTTACTCCTCGACGTCGTCGAAGTAGCCCATGTCGACGAGATACTTGTGCACGCGGGCCTTCAGCTTCGCGGGGACGTCGTCCTCGGTGATGCGGCCCATGATGATCTCGCCTGCAAAAAGACGTACCAGCATTTCACGCTCCTCCTTTCCTGCAATTTTTAATAATAGCCACGCGAGGGCCCGGGCGATCATTCGCTCGCCCCTTCCTTCGCGGTGCCAGCGTTTGCGGCTGCCTCGATGGCAGCGATGGCGTCCTCGACCTGCTTGCGCAGCTTCTTCGGGACGTCGTTGATGGTCATGGTGGAGCCTTCGCGGGTCAGCTCCTTGACGTACAGCTCGGCGATCTTGCTCATGCTGTTACCTCCCCTCCGTCGCCGTAGACCACGTCGGCCAGCTCCATGATGCAGCCCTTCAGCAGCTCGATGGTGTCAGCCTGCTCGGCGATGGTTTTGTCCTTCTTGGCCTCTGCGGCCTGTTTCTCGTTCAGCTCTTTGATGCTGTCAGCTCTGTGCTTAATCATGCAAAGTTACCTCCGATCGACTGGATGTAGCAGGTCTCCGTAGCAGAGCCGCGGAGCAGCTTGGCCTTAACCTTGACGCCCCACGCTGCGGCCGTCTTGGTCTTGTTTGTGAAGTAGTGCTTCTGGCCGGCTCTGACCTTCTGCGTGATGTCCTCCCACGTCGGGCTCGCGTCGTTGCCGTTGTTGCAGATCCAGACCTGAAGCGTGCAGCCGGCCGGGAAATTGCCCTGAATGTTGACGAGGGCCTTGGTCGGCATGGCGTCGGCCTCCATAGCGAGGGTCTGCTCGAACTCGACGGACGTGACGGCCTTGGTGAAGGTCAGCGTGCGGGTGACGCTGGCGTCCTTGGCGTCGGTCGCCACGATCTTCAGGGTGTGGCTGCCGTTCACGACCTTCAGCCACGCCTCGGAGCCGATCGTCAGCGTGTTGGTATGGCCGAGGGTCACGGTGTAGCTGCGCAGCGTGACGCCGTCCAGCATCTCCACGACGTCGACCTGATGGCCGTCGGCGTCGGTGACGGTGTACTCGTAGGACGGGGCCGCCGTGCTGAAACTGCCGAGGGCGCCGTCCGTGCCGCTGATGACGGGCGGTCGGTTATTGGTGACGGTGCGGGTGGCGCTGGTGGTGTACGCACTCTCCGCGCCGGCGGCGTCGTATGCCTTGACGCGGTACTGCACGCTCGTCCATCCGTAGGTGATGGCGTCGGTGTAGCTGCGCGAGGATCCCTTGTAGATCTGCGCCCATGTGCCGCTCCCGACCTTGCGCTCCAGAACGTAGCCGGAGAGGTTGCCGTCGGGGTCAGTGGAGGCCGCCCACGAGATGCTCAGGTTCTCGCCGCCGAGCACTTCGCTCGGGACAGTGATGGACGACGGCGCTGTGGGCGCCTGATTGTAGATCACTGTATAGCATCCATCCGAGTCGACGGAGTCGGAGATCAGGAGATCAGAGGACAGATTACAAGCGGGGCGCAGGCCGATGTTGCCGAAGTAGGCGTAGTTCCAGTACAGAGTGCCATCGGTGTCGACGAGGCGGGCGTCGTAGGCCGAGCCGGCATAGGCGTCCCGCAGCCAGTAGTACCACGCGGCACCAGAGCCCGGGTTGCCGGAATAGTTGGAATTGGCGACGCAGGATGCCGTCACGGTGGCGATGCGGCTGTTGTT